AGCGTTAACATGACTCTTCCCGTGGCGGCAGTAAAATCGGCGGCCCAAAACGTATTTGCGTATCTAGGAATCCCTGATGACAAACAACCACTAATCGAAACCCACATTGCATACGGCCTGCTTGTATTATGCATCATCTACGTCGTTCGTGTAGTGATGCGGGTGTTGTTTGCGCGCGGTGTCGAGACCCCACGTGCCCGGGCGTTGTGTGATAAAATCCATACCGGAGTGGATTCATACGACGGCGATGCGACGGACGTGTGTGAGGTTGCCCGCGTTGGCGGTAAAAGAGTTGCAAGCCCTATTTGTATTATTGCCGTGCAGGAGGCACGGTGCCGACTCGGAATATGTAATGACAACAAAGCGAATCGTCTCATGATTGGGAAGTTCATTCGAGACTGGATGCGTGAACGTGGTATGCGTCCTTCACACATCGCTAAATATAGTGTCATTGCCCTAGAATGTTACTTCGTGCCTACTGAGGCTGAAGTTTTTGCCGCCGAGATTCGAAGCGCTGCTCAAGCCCGCCGAGCAGCGATGGGTAGCCGTTCGGCTACCCACTAGGGCTGCCCAGCTATCCTTCGTGGTGTTGACACTGGTGTGATCCACAACAGTGTCAAGGGTGTAACCATCACGAGGGAAGTAGGGAAAACACCCGAACGCGTTGTGCGAACTCTTAATAACTTTGGCAGCGGTGCCTGTTATGGAGTCCACAATGATTCTCTGGTTAATTTAGTCCGAGGGGTAACTGAGAGGGTGCTTTACAACGTCAGCGCAGACGGAGTTTTAGTGCCCACTCGAAAGCCTGTTAGTGGTGTCTTTAAGCGTCTTTACGGTCTCCGTAACCGCGTCCTTAAATGCACGCCCTCGACCACCGTTGTCCCTGTTGCTGACTACCCAGCTTTATACAACGGTCGCAAGCGTGAGGTTTATGAACGTGCTGTCGAGAGTCTCTCCATCAAGGCTTGTCAACGCAGTGACGCTTATGTTTCCACTTTCGTTAAGGCAGAGAAGATTAACTTCTCTTCCAAGGGTGACCCCGCACCACGTGTTATCCAACCGAGGTCTCCTCGGTACAATGTAATGGTTGGGCGGTACCTTAAACCGTTCGAGAAAGCTATTTGTAAAGGATTTGCTCGTTTTCAGGGTTATAATGTCATATTGAAGGGGTTGAATGCCGACGACACCGCCTCTGCTTTGCGAGAGAACTGGGATGTCTTTGATGATCCCGTCGCATTCGGACTCGACGCTAGCCGATTTGACCAGCATGTCAGCGTCGATGCATTAAAATTTGAACATTCGTTTTACAATGCAATTTTCAAGTCCGCAGAGTTGGCCGAATATTTGTCTTGGCAGTTGAGAAACCGTGGTTTCGGTAGAGCCGCAGATGGTACCGTGCGGTATGTGGTGGATGGTTGTCGCATGTCTGGCGATATCAACACCGGTATGGGAAATTGCATTCTCATGTCCTCCATAGTCCTCGGTTATTTTGAGGAACGTGGTGTTATTGCTCGTCTTAGCAATAACGGTGATGATTGTGTTGTCATATGCGAACGTCGTGACTACAACCGTTTCGCTGGCATTGACCAGTGGTTCACTGAGTTTGGGTTTAAGTTGACTCGTGAGCCAATGGTTGATGTTTTTGAACGTATTGAGTTTTGCCAAGCCCAGCCTGTTGCCATTGGTGACGGGTGGCGTATGGTCCGTAATCCTTTTACCGCTTCTAGCAAGGATTGCGTATCATTGCTTTCTTGGGCCAACGAACTTGAGTTCCAGCGGTGGCGCAATGCCATCGGTACATGCGGTCTATCACTAACCACTGGTGTACCTTTCTGGGAGGCCTTTTACACTGCTATTTGGGCTCCGCATCACCATGCTGAGGCGAGCTCTCGAGTGAACGACTCTGGTCTCGGGTACATGGCCCGTGGAGTCCAGAAAGCCCAAATCACTCCTGAGTCTCGTTACTCTTTCTACCTTGCATTTGGCTTGACTCCCGATGAGCAGGTTGCTCTCGAGTGTCAGCCGATTGTGACATGGTGTGAGCCGGAGCCCGTGGCAGAATTTTGCCACCTAGTTTCTCAACATCCACTCCTCAACAATGACACGCAAATCTCAAAACTCTAATCTTTC